AGGGGACTCTAACTTTGTAGTTTTAAAATTATTATACTCATCGTTGTTATAACTAAATTTATAATCCGTTTCTAAATTTTTTGATTCTTCATTTAAATCAGATTTCTTTGAAAGTAGATTATCAGTTTGTGTATTTGTTTGTAAATTAAAAGTTTTTAGTTTATCAAATTGAGATGTACTATCTAAACTGTTCGGGAATTTAAACGAAATAGGTTGTTCTGTTGCTAAAGGGGTAGAGGGTGCCGAATTAGAATTGTTTGTTTCTTCAAGAGAGTTTGTTTCTTCGGTTTTTAATTTAGGGGATTCGTCCTTATTTGTTGGTTTTAATTTTTCTCTTTTTTCAACAACATTTGCCCAAGATACTTGTTGACCGCTATTATTCGGATTTTTAGGTAACTTGCTAAGAGCATCTTGAAAATTAAATGATGGTTCTTGTAAATCCTTCAAATTTATACTATCTGCTTTAAACTCATTAACTTGCTGTTCTATTTCTTTACTTTTTTCAGAGTCTGTTGTTTCTGTTTTATTTTTTTCAGTTATTAAATTATTAATGTGTTTGAGATTTTCTTCTACAGTTGACAAATGTTCTGTTGTCTGAGAATATTTTTGTGCAATTTCATCATGTACTTTAAAAATGTCGTTAAATTGTTTATCATATTTTTCTTTAAGTTCAGGGGAACTATCTTCAGGTAAATCAATAGATAAACTATTAAGGGAACTTTCAAGCTCTAGCAATTTGTCTTTTTGGGTCTTTTCAAGAGTTCTTAGTTCGTTAGCTAATTTTTCTTGTTTGTTTAATTCGCTTTCTGCAGCAAGATCTTGGTAGTATGTTTCAGATAAAGGTGTTCCGCCTGTCGCTTCTTGAAATCCCCATTGCTGAAAATCAGTCATTTCATTACTCTGCTGTTCTTGCTGTTCCTGTGGCTGTTTCTGTTCTTGTGTTTCTTTTTGTTTTTGAGATTGCCCGTCGTTATTTTTTGTTTGCGGTAAAATATCTTTTAGAGCATCAGCTAATTCAGGGTTTTGTTCCACTATTTGGGTGGCAAAATCAGTACCAAAGTTTTGAGCAACTTTATCGGTTAATAAACTTTCTAGAGAGGTTTCCTCATTTTCAGCTATTTTACGAAGCTCTTCTAACGTTTCACCGCCCCCTAAGCTTCGATACACGGAAACTAATGTTTGAGTAGCTTCTATATTTTCAATCTGATTACTATTATCAGGTTCTGTTTCCATAATAGTATTTATTATGTAAAACTACGGTATTAGTAAAGATGCATCGTATTTTAAGTTGTTGTTACCAATATCTGTATAGAGCTGTTTAATTTGGAACTTAATATTATCTATATACTTCATACATAAAATTAAAGATGTTGATGGTATTTTTGATAAAAGATTTATTTTTTCTAAAAAAGTATTTGGTATACTAATATCTGTGTTATTAATATAAAGCGCGGTTAGGTGTTTAGCAATTTCACACAGCAACAGATCGTTAGTATTTGTTATGTTGTCATTAATAATAAATTCACAAAACATCCTTTCAGTATCTAATGCTGGAGGATTGAGAACAAATTTATAAATTTCATTACTAATAGTTTGTTCTACTGGGTGAGTAATATTGAGGTTTTCAAAATTAATATTAATTTCGTTTAGTTCGTTTATATAAAATTGTAAAGCGATTATTTTTTTATCAAAAGCAGTTAAATTGACGTTGTTAATATTGTTTTCCTTAATAGCGTTAATAAAGCCTAAAACGAAACCTAAGTTTAGTCTCGGGTATAAAAGATTGTTACTTTTAATATTATTGTACTGCTTTACTGTAAAAGGTAAGAAAGCAATGTTTTGTTTTAAGGAAGGTATAAACATTATGGCGTAAACTCAGATTTTGATATTGGTGTATTTTCGTCATTCCCGTACAAAGAATTCATGTCTATGGGGTCGTAGGTAGGTTCCTGGAGCGTGCTGTCGGAGGCCTGTTTAGTATTTTTATAAAAAGTTTCTTCAGTCTTTTTTATAAAGATTTTAAATTCTCCGTACGTACATTTTTCTAAATATTCAGGGGACATACGAGCTAACTTACATAGATAATAGATATTATCATACACGGTAATTAAATTTTCATTAAAAAGCATCTTAATTATTTGAAAGTAATTTTCCGGTTGAAGATCTATTTTGATAGAAAACTTTTCAATAGAAGGATTGTAAAAATAATACTGATTAAAGTACAGATTATATTTTTTTGTTAACTGATTTATGTGTTTGATATATTTGACAGGTAGCTCATTTATATCTTCTTTAAAAAACAAAAACGGCTTATTATCCATAATTTGTTTAATAGTGGGTATAGTAGTAGTTAATGTTATATTTTTATCTTTAAAAGAAATTGATTTAAAATTTTTAAGACAGTCTTCTAAACTTTTAATAGCTTTATATAAAGATATCTCAACTTTAATACTTTCTTTTTCATTACTATAAGAACCAAAAATAAAACTTCCAATACTAACCGTACGAATATGAATTAATAATAAAAGATACTCAATCATATTGAGATTTAGAATTTTTTCAAATTCTAAATTGGTTATTTTTTTTAATATTTGATTTAAATTTAAGAGTAAGTTTTTGTTATCTATAGAATCTCCGATAAGACATTTTAAAATAGATTTATAATCTTTTAATTTAAGCTCTTTATAAACAATTTTTTTATTGTTTATGTCGATAGATGTTAATAGACTAGGCACATCTTTATTTAAAACTTAAGAAGCAAAAAGGCTATTACTGTATTTCGTCGTACGGTCCTGGAGCAGAAACAGGGAGGGCTCTACGTATTTCTATAGGTGCACGCGGATTAACCGCACGAGCAATAGCTGGTGTTGCGTAAGCGGGGCCAGGGCTCTGATTGGCAAAGTAATTATTTTCTGAACTTGTTGTGTACCACTGATATATAAAATCTGCTGATTTAGTTGTCGCAACACCTTCAGCGGCGTATGTATATTCTTCACTGCCGGTATTGACAGGGCAGCAGCCCCAAAAACTATATTTTTGTAGAATAAATGGTGCTGTATCGATGGATTTAATACCAAGTTTATAAAGTGTAATTGTGGTACGGTATTTTTCGGATGCAGGTCGAGCTATAAAACCTAAATGACCGGTCATTACTACCCAAGGTCTAATTACATTATCGACAAAATTTACATTTGTATTTAAAAAACCTATTCTTAAAGGTTCAAAATCTTGGCGACCAGCACCGACCCGGCTACGAATAAAACCATTATATTGTAACCCGTCAACGTTGGTAATTAAAGCTTCCCCGGGCAAACTAACTGATTGACTTAAAACGCAACCTTTTTCAGATTGATAGCGAGCAGAAGTTATAGTATTGAGAGCTCTATCTATAGACCACTTATCAGGCATTCGTGGCTCGTAATTTGAAACATTTTTAATTGTGTTGCGTAAGTTGTCATCAAAATCAATAACTACAACCCATAAAGGACCTTTAGGTAAAGCTCCTGCAGGAGTCGATAGAACCGCGTTTAGAAAAAACGGTATACCTCCAATAAATGCTTGATCGGTATTTATTGCCATATTTTGATACTATTATTTATGTATCAAAAATGTTATACAATAGGCGGAAGCGGTCTCTGTATCGAAGTAACTCTCCAGTATTGATATGCTAAACTTGCTTCTACTGTTTGAACTGTGCCAGCGTCGGCTAAATTATATGCCATAGGCCCTAAGGAAACAACATAAGCTCCATAAAGTGTATATTGTCTTGCAGTACCACCACTTTTGTTTAACAAATTCATAACAATACGAGATGAGTTACGAGCAATATTATAATCTCCTGTTGAAGTACCGTCATCAAAAGTATTAAATGTAGCGTTCTCTAAAACAGTTCTAATATCGTAGTTAGCATCGCAGCGAAAACGTACTGCGTAACCAGCTGAATCAGGGTATTGTACTGTACCTGGTACGTTAAAGTTGAGCCCCATAAACGGTACTTGCTGATTAACAATTGTACGGCCTGGTAGATTTGCGGCTTCGAGATACACGAATGTATTTTCACCGAAATTTGTATTTGCTAACTGTACAATACGAAATTGAAACTGGCGTGCGAAATCTTTTTCTTGTACTACTCTATAAAAATCTGAGATGTTTTGTGCCATATATTATATTTATTAAATTAATTCTTGGAAGTTTTGACCTGTACGGGTCGCTATAAAATTAACTAAAATAAATTCTGCAGCTTTAACAGGTTTGATGTAAATGTCCACTACCAATTCGTTACGATCAATAACATCGGGGGTGTTATTTCTTTCATCGCATACTAGTAGATAATCATAAACACCATCGGTATTTTTAGCTAATTCAAAGATTGGGGATATTGTACTTTTTACACGAGTGCGTGTAAACTCTGTATTAGGTTCAAATACGAAGTAATTTAACGCGTTTTGTGTGGCCCGTTCTAATGTTAAGAACAATCTACGTACATTAACACGATCAAAGGCAGACGGTTTATTTTGAAGTGTCTTTTGTCCAAAAATTGTATAACCATCACCCGAGAAGAAGACAACCGGGTTAACTGAAATCGTGTATAAGAAGTCTCTTTGCTTTTGATTTGGATTGAATGCTAAATCTACGATGTTTCTAATAGTTCCGCGATTTAATCCGGCTGGAGCTATCCATGGTTGAGCATTGGCATCTGTTCTTGCATATGCTGCAGCTGCCCAACCTGAAACAGGAAGCCACACTTGACGATCAATAAACGGATCGTAACTCTTGACCCAGTTACCATATGTTACACAATAATTTGAATTTGCTGATTCAAAAAGGTTTTGTAATGGTTTATAAATGTTTTGCGAGAATGTAGAATTTTTTAGATTATAAACTTTTGTATCCATACCATTAACAAATACTTGTCTTAATGGATCTGCAATAAAGACGCAATCTTTTCTAATGTTTTGAGCGAAGTTAGCATAAACATCAAATATTGTTTTATAGTTTTGAACTTGGATATTTGAAGCTGATGAAAGACTTGCCGTATCCATTGAAACATTTTCTTCAAAATAACCGTTATTTTCTTTACTATTAACCGATACAGTTGTTAAACCGCCGTCAACAAGTACATCAAGTAAGGTTGTTTCTGTTGTTTCTACAAAACTTAATACCCGACTAAGTTTATCTACAACGTTACCTATATTTTTTGTATTTAAATCATAGGTTGGTTGATAAACACTATTTGGGAAAATAGCTTTAACGTCACTTGAAATACGTACTGCTTTATCAGGATCTGTCCATTTTGTTTTACGGGAAATATTCGGGTTTACAAAAACTTTAAGATTCTTAGAGTTATTGTTGATTGTTGTTTCGAGATAGAAAGATTTACGAATACCACCGATAGGTGCTAATTCTCTTTTTTCAGCATCTAAAGAACCTAAATGTGTCTCTATTAATGAATATGAAAGTGTTTGTGGTTCGTATATTGAACTACGCATTCTGTAAAGATTTAACACCAATGTGTCATTGTAGTATGTTTGATTTAAGTTATAATCAACCGCCCCTTCAACTATCTCTGAAAGAGATCCTGAGCCAGCTGAATCTTTTGTGGCAGATAAAGCAAATCCTAATCTTGAAGTTGGGACTGTAAAGTAATTTACCCCTGTGGAGTTGCTTGTTAAACCA